CGTCAGCTGCACAGCTGGCGCCGTTACCGCTTTGGGCATCCTTGACATGCCCAGCCAGGTGCTGGCCAATGGCATGGTGCTCAGCACTGACTACACACTGACTGCCAAGGCTTCTGACTTCGGCACACTGACCCGCGGCAGCTCGATCACGGTCGACGCTGTGGCCTACACGGTGCGGGAGGTGATGCTAATGGATGACGGGAAGATTGTTCAACTCGGACTTCAAAAGACATGAGCACGATCCTGGGCGGCAATGCAGACCGGCCGCAAAACATCCACACCTTTGCGGCGATCACCGACACGACTGGCTCTAGCGCTTCGATCGAGTGCGATGGCACGGTGATCACGACGTTCGACAAGATCGCCGGCGGGCAGATCACCTATCACCTGCAAGGGTCGATGAACGGGACGGACTGGGCGAACATGGACGAGGCCAAGACCAAGGACGTCGGCAACTACATTCACACCTATTACGGCTACGCGGTGCGCTACCTGCGGCTTGACGTGACCGCTAGCGCGGCTGGCCGTAGCATCACGATGACGGTCTGCTGCGATTCATGACGACCCGCCGCGAGACGATCCTGGCAGCCATCGCGTCCACGCTGGCGGGCACTACGGGCGTGAGCACGCGGATCTACCGCAGCCGCGTGGAGCCGCTCACAAGGGGCGAAAGCCCGGCGCTGGTGATCGAACCGATCAGTGACAGCGCTGAGCAGCTGACCAGCTTGCCCACCCTGGACTGGTCCCTGACGGTGCGGATCGCCGTGATCGTGCGGGGCAACATCCCTGACCAGCTGGCAGACCCAACGATTGAGAGCCTGCACAGCAAGCTGATGGCAGATCTGACCCTGGGCGGCTACGCGATCGACATCCAGCCGCAGGCGGTCAATTTTGAAATGGTTGAGGCGGATCAACCTGCAGGTGTCATCACCTGCGACTACCTGATCCGGTATCGCACCACTGTCGCTAATCTGGCCACAGCGTAGTGGCTACGATGGTGGACGAATACCACGGCCAGGGCGGCTCGTACGCGCTGGATCCGAAGACCGGCAAACGCAAGCTCATTGAGCGGACAGAGCCGGCGCAAAACCCCAGCCTTGAGGTATTGACCAATGCCGCTCCTGACCCGCAAGCGCCTGATCCTGGCGAAAGCTGAATCGACCTACGGCACCGACAGCACCCCTGCCGGCACTGATGCGGTGCTGGTGCGCGATCTGAGCATCACGCCACAGCAGAACGAGACGGTTGATCGGCAGCTGATCCGCCCTTACCTGGGCGCATCGCAGCAGCTGCTGGCGAACACCCGCGTCGAGGTGACCTTTCAGGTTGAGATGGCCGGCTCCGGCACCGCTGGCACCGCCCCGCGGTTCGGGTCAATCCTCAAGGCATGCGGCTTTAGCGAGACGGTCGTTGCATCCACAAGCGTCACCTATGCACCGGTCAGCAGCAGCTTCAGCTCAGTCACGCTGTACTACAACGTCGATGGCGTGCTGCACAAGGTGACCGGCTGCCGCGGCACCTTCACGATCAACGGCACCGTTGGTGAGATCCCTTACATCGAGTTCACGATGACGGGCATCTACAACGCCCCGACTGATACCGCTGCACCCAGCACGACCTACAGCAACCAAGCATCGCCCCTGGTGTTCAAGCAGGGCAACACCAGCAGCTTCCAGCTGTTGAGCTATGCCGGTTGTCTGCAGTCGGTTGAGATCAGCATTGGCAACGAGGTTGCCTATCGCGAGCTGGTCAACTGCACCAAAGAGGTGCTGATCACCAACCGGGCCGTCACTGGCACGCTCATGATCGAAGCGGTGACCATCGCGACCAAGGACTATTTCGCCGCAGCACTGACCGACAGCACCCTGGGTAACCTGCAGTTCACCCATGGCACCACTGCCGGAAACCGCGTCGTGGTCAGCAGCTCCACGATCGACATCGGCGCTGTCAGCTACGACGACTCTGATGGGATTCAGATGCTGTCGATCCCTGTGGTTGCAGTTCCCGGCAGCTCAGGCAATGATGAGATCAGCATCGCGTTCACCTGATCGATCTGCATGGCCTTTGTCCTGAAGCAATCCGTCACCTACTCATGGCCGGTACCCTTTCGGGTGCCGACCGATGGCGGCAAGTACGACAAGCAATCCTTTGACGCTGAGTTCAAGCGGCTGCCGCAGACACGGATCAACGAGATTCAGTCTGAGGTGCAGGCTCGGATCAAGGCTGCTGAACGTGGCGAGGCGTTCGAGTCCGACATCTCGGACATCTCGATTGCTGATGAGGTGCTTGCCGGCTGGGCCGGGGTGGTTGATGACGAAGGCGAAGAGGTGGCGTTCACGGCCGCCAGCAAGGCGCAACTGCTCAACATCCCAGGCCTGGCCGGCTCCATCGTCGAGGCGTATTTCGAGAGCGTCTCAGGCCGCAAAGCAAAAAACTGACCGAGGCTGCGCGGTACTGGCTGACTGGCGGCGTGATCGACCAGTCAGCTGATGACGCTGCAGCCTTCGGGATTGACATGGGAGAGCCGCCGCCGCCTGAGCATTTTGAGGTTGAGCCTGACGCGTGGGATGCGGTGCAGATGTTCCTCCGCTGCCAGACGCAATGGCGCACCGGGCCGAGCGGCGTGATCGGCCTTGATTATCTGGCGCTTGAGATGGCGTTTAGACTGTATGGAGCATCGGATCCTGCCGCCATGTTGGAGGACATCCAAGTCATGGAAGGCGAGATCCTGTTGACTGCGCAGCAGGAGGCCAGCTGATGGCGCTCAACATGGACGCAGCCGTCAAGATCAAGGCCAGCGTCGACGGACTGCAAGAGATCAGCAGCCTCGAGCGCAGCCTGAAGGGCGTCGAGGGTCAGGCATCACGGACTGCTGGCGTGATGGGCCGGATGCGTGGCGCGGCTAGTGGCCTGAGCGGTGCGCTCGGCAGCATCCTCCCCGCGGTGGGTGTGGCTGGCATCGCAGCCCTGGGCAAGCAGGCGATTGATGCAGCCGACAACCTGAACGACCTGAGCCAACGCGTTGGCGTTGCGGTGCCAACGCTCAGCAAGTTTGGCGCGGCAGCAGAGGACAGCGGCAGCAGCATCGAAGAGGTGGCCAAGGCGATGGGCAAGCTGTCGAAAGGAATCGTCGATCCTGCGTCCAAGGCAAACGAAGCGCTCAAGTCGATCGGCATCAGCTCAACCGACGCATCGGGCAAGGTGCGCAGCGTTGACGCGATCATGCTCGACCTGGCCGACAAGTTCGCCAAGATGCCCGATGGCGCAGCGAAGACGGCGTTAGCGATGGATCTGTTTGGCAAATCAGGGATGAACCTGATTCCGATGCTGAACGGCGGTCGTGATGCGCTCAGCCAATATGCCGCCACCATCGACACCGAGATGGCCGAGGCAGCCGACAAGTTCAACGATGCGCTCAATGCCGTTGCGCGAAGTCTGGCCGGGCCGTTCAATCAAGCTGTCACGGCGCTGCTGCCGCTGATCACGCAAATGGCTAATGCCATCGCTGGATTGGCGGAGGCGTTCGCCAAGCTCCCCGCACCAGTGCAGGGGTTTGTCGGCGGCATCGCTGCCCTGGCCGCCGCGTTCGTCGTGCTGGCCCCTGTGATCACCGCTGTTGTCTCGGCAGTCACTGCCCTTGGACCCGTGATCGCCGGCATCTCTGGCGCGCTCAGCGGCCTTGGCGCCGTGCTCGCCGGCGTGTTCAGCGGGCCTGTTGGTTGGGTGGCGCTGGCGATCGCCGCAGGTGCAGCCATCTATGCGTTCCGCGACAACATCGCAGACGCGTTCGGTGCGATTGGATTCGCGCTAACCGAGGCAACCAAGGCGTTCAAGATTGCATTCATCGATCCCGTGACCGGGTTCCTCGATGGCATGTGGCGCAACATCAAAGAGATGTTCGGCCGCCTTGCTGAGGCCCTGGCGGCGCCATTCAAGGTGGTTGCCGAGACCATTCGAGGCGTGGTCAACAGCATCATTGGTGGCATTCAAACCGCGATCAATGGCGCCATCAGCGGCATCAACCGCCTGATCTCACAAGCCAATCGCGCGCTGTCGGTCGTTCGTTTGCCGCAGATCCCAGAGGTGTCAACCGTCTCCCTGCCACGCTTTGCAGATGGCGGCGTTGTCAGCCGCCCCACGCTGGCCATGGTTGGTGAAGGCGGCGAGCCTGAATACATCGTGCCCCAATCCAAGGCAGGGGCATTTGCCGCCAACTGGATGGCCGGCCGCCGTGGCGCTGCAGCCATCCCGGCAACCACCGGCGGGGGCACGGCACAGATCAACATCACCACCGGTCCTGTGCTGCAGCAGAACGGCGCGCGATACGTCACGATGAGCGACATGGAGCAAGCGCTGCAGACCATGGCCGACACCCTGCTCGGCAGTGTGCGCTCTGCAGGTGGCCGCCGTTATGTGGGCCTGGCATGACAAGCAGCAGCAGGTCACAAGCGCAGTACCTGCGCATCTATGACGGCTCTGGCACCTATGCCAGATGGCAGGGCTACTACGTCGGCTCGACCGTCACCTTGGATGCCTCCAGCTGGGAGTACTACCCATTCATCGTCAACGGCCTGATGTCAGGTGCCAGCGGCAAGGACTCCGGCATCTCGATTTCAGTGCCGGCCACCGCCACAGCAACCAGCGTGCTGCTGACAGCGCTCAAGAACAAACAGCTTTGCGAGATCAAGATCTACGAGTTCAGCAGCCTTGCTGATCAGTCAACGCCGCCAGCCAGTCAAGTCCTGATCACGTCCTACCTGGGTGAGGTGATCTCCATGCGTGGATCATTCACTCGCATCGAGGCAGGCCTTGGCTCTGCGCTGGCGCCCGTTGGTGCACAGGTGCCGCCGCGGAAGTTCACAAACAAGTTGGTCGGCGTACCATTGCGGCTATGAGCATCGAGATCCGCGATCCGTTAGCGCTGCTGCCGCATCAGGCAGGGCTGGTCGTGGCGCCGTTGCAGGAGCAAGCCGCCGAGGGTCAGGTTGATCTGGCGGTCAGGCAGAAAGCTGTCGTGATCGGTGAGCCGGTGCCGATCATCTTCTGCCTCAGGGCCAGCAGCAATGGTGGCGTGCTGGTCAGCCCTGGCGCCAGTGAAGGGCGATTCGAGAACGCAGCGGTTACCAACACGCTGACAATGAACCTCGAGCTGGTGCTGACCGAGGGCAACCTGGTCGATTCGCTCACGCCGTCGCAGCTGTACCAGGGCAACTGCCGCCAGGGCAGCTGGCTCCGCAGCTACAACCGCCGAGCCGGGTCATGGACACCGGGGAACGCGATCACCGCCGTCAGCGGTACCACCTATTGGAACTGCCCGGTTGAATGCGGCACCAGTGGCAACTACGAAGATCTGACCACGCTCAGCTTCACCAATACCTACCTGGATGGCGACGACACATGGAGCAATCAGATCCATTGCTTCATCAACTCGGGCATCTCAGTCCCCCGCATTCTGGTCGGCACCAATGGCGCCAGCAGCAATGTCGTCGATCTGGCGCTGTACCTGATCCGCGAAAGCAGCCGTTACACAGAGTCGCTGCTGGATCTCACCGCCATGACGCAGGCGGCAACGTTCACCAATTACAACAGCTTTTTTTACCAGGGCGTCTATCACAAGTCGAGCAACCTTGAGGACTGGCTGGAAGAGATCAGCATTTCGTTCTTGCTGCGGGTCACCGACAAGAACGGCAAGAAAGGCCTGCGCCCGCGGCTGCCGTTCAATGTCAACGGCAGCATCAACACCAGCGCGCTCACCTGGGTCTATGGATTCACCGAAGAGGATGTGCTGCCAGATGGCTTTGAGATTGAGTACATCCCGCTGACCGATCGGCAGTCGATCTGCGTGCAGGTGCTCTGGCGGCAGCAGCCGCAGAACTACGCGGGCCTGATGCGCACCCTTGAGGTGCGGTACACCGGCGAGGCATCGACCGGGCCGTTTGAGCAATACGACCTGAGCGACTTCTGTACCAATGAATCACACGCCGTCAAGGTGGGCGTCTATCACGCGGCACGGCGCAAGTACATCACCCACACTCTGCGGTTGCATGTGCGGCCTGGGTCCTACAACAGCACCCTGACGCAAGGCGACGTGGTGCGGGTGCGGCTGCAGCGTGAGACCAGCGAAGATCAGATCAGCCTGCATGACTACCTCTATGAGGTTGAGCGGATCGATCGGCGGTTCAATGGCTCAGTGATCCTCGATCTGGTGCATCTGCCTGTTGATTCGCAGGGCCGCAGCATCGTTGCAGTGGCGGTCAACTCGGCCACCGCTCCGGGCTATTCCTACACAACCGGACCCTACACGCTGGCCTGCAGCGTCAACGCAGGCAACACCACGCCGATCACCGATTCAGGCGGCAACCTGCCAGGCCTGCCGGCTGACAGCAACTTCGAGTACAACATCACTGCCATCGATGAGGCGCAGCCGCAGGGGGCGATCAATAATTCTGCTGATCCATTTGGGGATCCACTTTCATTCCAAGTCTATCCCGCAGGATCTGCAGCCATAAAAGGCGCAGCTGTAACGATCGAAGATGAGTTTAGGTGTCCAGATGGATCCACTCCAAATCTAAAATGGTTTAACTCTGGCGAGCCTGGCGGAACATTCGAAGAGTTTAACAACTTTGGATCTCAGGTTTATGTTGTTGGCAGCATGAACATTACAACAACACCAGGGACGACAATTCGAGCTATTTACTATTGCGGCGGCATAGCTCAGGTGATTTATGAAGTCACGGTTGAAGCTGGCACACTCGTCGAGGCTGGCGGTTATTTTAGGCATTATCAAAAGATTCAGCTCGCGGGCGGTGGTTTTATAACTGGTCAAGGCACCAGCTATGGCGCCCCTGCCTATGTCGTCAGCGGAAGACTATTTAAGTTCAATACTTATAATGATTTTCTGTCTGGCACTCCAACTGATGTGACTGGCTCGGCAGGGAATGTATGCGTTGAGCTGATCATTCAAAATCTCCGGCGCGCCAACGGGACTGTGATTATTGATTACACCACGATCTAGCCATGGCAAACTTCCCCGACATCGCGCCAAGCGTTCGCGCCTACACGCCAGGCACATACGCCAGCACGCAGCTGCGCACGCTGCTGGGTGAAGAGGCCAGCGTTCAACACAACAATTCAAGTGTGGGCCATCGGCTGAGCATGACGTTCAGCGCAATCACCAGCACGAATCAAACTGCGATTTATAACCACTACCTGCTGCATGGTCGGTTCACGCCGTTTGAGCTGGACAGCTCCACCATCCAAGGGTCCAGCAGCTTGACCTTCCCGGCTGGCCACAAGTGGATCTATGCCAGCAGTCCGCAGATTGACAAGACCTGCCCCGTTACCACCATGCGGGTTGAGCTTGAACTGATCCCTGATTACACGATCTGATCATGACTGCCGATCCGTTTCCCACGATCATCCCCCGCAGCGTCAGCTACGACTTCGGCATGATGAACGTCAGCGAAGAGCCGACGATCAGCGGGCCGATCCGCTTTCGCCATTCGACCGACACGACCGGTTACACGATCACGCTCAACTACGAGGCGTTGACCAGCACCGACGTCAACACCCTGCGCGACCATTACAACAATGCCTATGGCGCGCATCTGCGCTTCACCGCGCCGACCAGCATCTGGGGCAGCCCGACGATCGCAACGGATGACTCGATCTACCGTTACGCGGGGCCGCCGACTGAAGAGCAGTTCGGCATCTACACCAACATGTCGATCAGCCTGATCGTCTTGATCGGGCTCAGCCTGCTCTACATCTTGGATGGCAACGAGGCGGCACAGCCCGCAGTCGCGGCGTTCACGTCACCAGCATTCACGGGCAATGCACCGTTCATCTTGAACGCTGGCGGCGCCGATCCTACACTGACCTTACAAGGCCGAGGCGCTCTGCAGTGACCACCCCTACCACCGTATCGGTTCGATTGCAGCTGCGCG